CGTGGTTAGATTTCCTCTGTCAGAGGCGGTGTTAATATCCACAGGCTCTGCCCTTGCTAAGACTGAGCCTGAGTATATTGACGGATTGCCACTGACGGCATTTTGTAGAGTATGAACGGTATCAAGTAACAATGGAGCCGCAGGATCTCGTGTTACGAGAAAGCGTTTCCGTCCAATCACGTTCTGGTCGGACGGATCGGCCTCATCTCTGAGACTCTGCGTGTTTTGGTATCGGTAACGAAAAGTAGCAGTTTTGTCAATTGAAGGGTACGTCGGTAAACGAACAGGCGCTCGCTCGTTGGGCAGACAAATAGTCTGCGCAATCTCATCGAGGGACTTCAATCCGGTATGCGACATTGTAAATTAGACTGGTGTTAGAATAAGAAACTCAGAAAGTCAATCAAGCCCCACGCCGTGAATCACTAGCAATCATCGGTAACACACAAAAACCGAAGTGCAAGATCATCAACGACGTAGGGAAGGCAGGGGACCTCCTGAATCGCGGCAACCGTTCGGTAGAAATCTTCCACCGAAGGCACGCAAATTGGTTCATCCCCCCCGTATAAAGTGGGAGTAGAGTATGACTTGACTAACGCCTCAATTGTTTTGCGGTCGTAAGTCAAGTTCTTCACTTCCTCCCTGACTGTCCAATGAGTCCAAGGCTTGTTCTTATCAAACGCCACGGGTGTGCGCCGCGCACCCTCCCGAAGCTTAAGAGTTTGCCTTGCCAAATCAGACAAAATAGGCACATACGGCTGCGTACGCACGACGGAGTCGGCAACTCCGGTGGCCCACGCAGCGGCATCGCCCTTGGACGGGTCAAGCATCCAACCAAACTTGAATGCAGCCCGTCCGACTGTGCGCCCCCACAACCATTTGCGCCCTGTGGGGGTAGGGACATCGTAGGGGCGCATGCCAAGGTAGACCGCACTTCCAAGAAAGTTGGTGCAGTCCAGCTTGGTGACCAAGCCGAAGCGCGAAATGTTGATTTGTATATCGCGCATTATCCGTGCTCGGTCAGCCCAAAGATGTTTAGGTAAAAAGCCCAGCGTATCATCCCCGCAAATGCTGATTCGGATGTATGCCTCCGCGAATCGTAAGTGCTCCTTTTGTAGGGATTCTAGCTCAACGCCAGCCACAGCCGCTGCCACGGACAAACCCATTACTAACCCGTTTAACAGGGCATTCATTAAGCTTGTGTCGTCGCGGCCAGATGCTAGCATAATGGCTGCCTGGTAGGACAATTCACCCATCTTGCCTTTTGGGGCTCGCCACGCGTTGATCAGACGCGCAAACTCCGGGTCCGTCCTCATCTCAGAGTAAAAACTCTCGACGAGCTCCATGCTTTCCGCGGAGTGTGTGCAGTCGAACATGGAGTAGTCGCACCAAAAGGCGAAAACTTCTCCATCCTCACAACCCGTGATGCTGGAATCGAGCCATGCTTGCAACTTCTCTGGCGTGGTGGCGCCATAGAAGAGCCAGTTGTTAGGACCCCAGTGCCGTTTGAGGCGTTCCAACTTTGGTTTGATCACGGGACCGGCGACAATATGCGCCTTGTCCTTCGGTGCCATGATCATGCGGGCTATGGACTCCGTCAATGGTTTCGCGTCAGCCCAACCGAACTTCTTATACCCTGCAAGAAGTTCTTGTTTTACGAACGCAGAAAATGTTAGGTCCTTGTCCCGCAGCCCCCCACTTTCTTTGTACTCTCGATGTGCTCGTTCCAACGCTCTTCGGCGCCGAGCGGGCATGGTCGTGAGCCAAAAGTCAATAGAAAATCTTTCCCCATCAAGGGCGTCGTGTGGAAGCAACCAATGTTTCATTTGTCGCATCACTTCCCACGCGGCTGGGGATGATTCGGGCTTCTGCAGGTATGCACGGCCAATTAAGGCTTGCATCCTTGCATAAAAACCCTTTCTGGTTACCATTGGGTAACAACCCGAGACGCCAATGCCAGCGAGCACACACTCTCGTTTTGGGCGTTCAAGGGTCGTGTCGATCTTCGACAAATCCTCCTTCTCCACATTGTGCATCTTGCTACCGCCCTTCCCGGCGTGCTTCAACCAAGGCACATCACTCTTGTGTACCTTGATGGCACCCTCCGGGATATGGACTTTTGCCCACTTATCTGCCTTTGGAGGGAGGGTGGAGGAGTTCAAATGGACGCATCCGGGGTGTCCCTTTGCCACCGTCAAGTTCTGCTGAATTTGCTGGCCCATTGTGGAGATGGCCCCGCAAGTCTTCAGCTTCTGCTGACAGTCTTTACACTGCCGGTGTTTCCATTTATATCGGCCTTTCGGTGGAGGAACCCCGCATGAGGCACATGATTTCGGTGTGCTCATTCTTGGCGCATGATATCCTCTCTTTCCATGTTCCTTCTCCAGCATGGCCTTCTCATATTTCAGAGCTTTCAAGACCTCGTTTGGATTGGAATTGGAGTCGTCGGCATTCTCGATGAAGAGGGAGTGGTATGGCCCGCGCAATTCCTCTGGCGCGTGGCAGGCGTGCATTGCCCATTGCGCCCGAGAGGCACCAGCAATCCCCTTCAAAGATCTTGGTCGGAGCCCCCGACCCGGTAGATTCGTCACGTGCTTTACAGTGGCCTGCGGCTGAGCAACCAAACCGATCTCCGCAGCCCATGCACCCACGTCATCTATAACCTCGGTAAGGAAATCGGGGCATGAGAAGAACCCCTTTTTCGCCCCTAGGGTGATGGCCTTATACAAGCGGTAATAATCACACGGCCCTTTGTTCCCAACGAACTCCAGGGTATAGGCCGTGTTTTCAAACTGTATAGAGGCCACCCAAGCAGGGTTGTACTGACCATTGGTCAAATACCGCCCATCCAGTGCGTTCGGTTCAACTCCGGCGGTGACGTAGTAATAACTACGGCGCGTGAAGTTAAACCTCGACAACACCTCTGGGTGTAGCTCGGTCAACCCTACTCCCCCTTCATGACTCGCGTCCTCATGCTCTACGCACCCCTCGGAAACGAGGCCCGCGCATGCGTATGCGCGAACTGGCCTGTGATGCAAGATAGGCGTGGCGCTGTGAGTCTTGATGAACTCCATGTTCTCATGCAAGTAACGAAGGACCCTACGGGGTACCGGAATCGGTTCCGGCTCCTTGGCCGGTGGCGGGGGGGGTGGAACCTCCTCCTTCGAGATGGGTGGTTCATCGGGTTCATTCCCCACGCCCCCGGTGTTCCCTTCCGGCCCGTTCTCACTTGGGCCGGGGGGGGGTGGTTCAGGCGGGTCCATCCCTTGCATCTGAGCTATCGCTTCCTCAAGGAGGGCGTCTAGCTCTTGCGAGTTTTCGGGATCCGCCTGCTTACGCTTGCCCGGGTGCGCTGGTTTGCTGGTAGTGGAGGCCACAATGCGGTCCCCCTTACCAGTTTCCAGCGCCTCCCCCTCAAGCACGAGGGCCGACTCTGCGGCCACCAAATCCGCGTAATTGGCCCTCTGTTTCCCTTTCGCGACCTCTCGCTTCATTGCGTCTTCATTCAGCGATGAGACTGCGCAAAAGTGTCCGAAATTGCAAGATTCGTCGTTTATATAAACGATAATCTGCTCGCGTGCCCCTGCTCTCAACAGGGTTCGGTGAACAACGTCGTACGATAAAAAAGTACCGCCTCGACAATTCACCTGGTGCAGATCCATCCCCCGCGGCCTCACTACCTTGGGTTTTGGATCTGCGATGATTCCTGCCTCCCACCCCTGCAAGGCAGAGACCATACCCGAGAGGGTCATCCCACCAGATGGCCCCCTCGCGTTTTCCTCGTGCAGCCCTTGCTCGCACAGCTTCTCGTAAAAGAGGCATATATGCCGCTGATTCGGGAAGGCGGTTGCAAAGGCTGTCAAGGAACAGGGTAGTCCGAGTCCACCCTCAGCTTTATCCCGGTACCGACCATCGATGACATTTGTCGCCACTAAGTGGTTCAAAATGTTCGAAGGATTTTGTGGTACGGGATACCTCCCTGCACCCCTTAGGCCAGTGTACAATCTATGTACTAGAGCCACCGCACGGTCCGGGCCCCCGTCAGGCCCGAACCCTCGTTTAATGTATGACCTCCGAGAGCGGCCATACTTTCCGTGATACCTTTGAAAAGGTACCTTCTCAGCCCCCCGTTTAACGTCCGGGTGTGACCCGCATTTCTTCTGTGTAGTTGTAACTGTCATGGGAAGAGAAAGCGTGTGTGTGTTTGTGTGTAGACGTCGGGCACCGTGGTGTGCCCGACGCCGTGCGCGCGTGCAGAGTGAGGTCTACAGCTCGGGCCGCTCACAGAACTGCCTGGAGGTGAGTGGTGATACAACGGTGGGCTTGTCCCAGTTGCACTGCTTTCGCAGGTTCCTATTACCGGCCTGTGTTGTGGGCGTTCGAATAATAGTATTGGTACATGGATCCGTCGTGTGAGCTTATTCGGGCTGCGGTTTCACCCCCTTTACACTCACACCTAAGTCGACTCAAAAGACCTAGATCCACGTCCACCAATTCACCAGTTCCAGCTCGGATGCGCTTCTGCGAGTTACCGTCATTCCCCCCAGGTGTGACCCAACACCTGGGGGGGGCGCTCCCCGTAATCTGATCGAGTCGTTTGGCACGTTTGTGCCGCTTGAATCGACCGTAGACTACCCG